TAAATTCGACCGTAAATGGATAACATCGCAAATAGAGAAATACGAGGTTTATGAAAACGACTGAAAACGTAAACCATCCAGATCACTACGGGGGAGACAGCGCCTACGAAACGATAAAAGTAATCGAAGCCTGGGAACTTGACTTTCATTTAGGGAACGCGGTGAAATACATATCCAGATGCCTTAAAAAAGATAATACCATTCAGGATTTGGAGAAGGCAAAATGGTATATTGAACGTAAGATTGAACAACTAAAAACAAAAGAATGAAAACAGTGCAGGAATTACAAATACTAATAATAGATTGGGCAAGAGAGAAAAACATAAACAATTCAGACAAACAGTATTTAAAGATCATTGAGGAAGCAGGCGAAACCTCACGGGCTATATTGCATAACGATATACCAGAGCTTAAAGATGGACTTGGCGATATTGCGGTTACGGTAATTATTTATTATTGGCAGAAAAACAAGCCTTTAAACCTTAAGGAAAGAGAATATATATTTCACGACCATCTTTGCTTTCGTGAGATATTCAAAGATTTAAGTGAAATGAATCCAGACCCCTTAAACCTTCTGGAAATAATAGCGTACAATCACAGCACAACATTAAAGGAATGCCTTAACCTAGCGTGGAACGAAATAAAAGACCGAAAAGGCAAAACAGTTAACGGTACATTTATAAAAAACTAAATTAAATTGCGTATATTAGCACCTAAAGAAAGGAGGTTCTGCTATTCGAGACAAAAACTACCTAAAACTATGAATGAAACATTTGAATACCCAACACCAACTTGCCAAGATTGCGGTAAAGGAAATGAAATTAGCGAAGAGGTTGAAATAGGTAATGGAGAGATAGAATTGTGGGGTTATTGTAAAGAATGTGATAGAGAAACAAATCACCAAATACCATTTGATGCAAAACATTACCCTATGAATCCAAAAACGCGAGGTTAGTATTAAACCTAGTGAAGATATACACCGACATAGAACTTCAAGACCTTTTAAAGCGATCCAGGACAAGCGTAGAGATATGCGAATACTTAGATTACCTTGAAGAGTTCAGTGGTGAAATAAACCCTTCAATTCACATGCTTATGAGTACATTGGCAAACGGTAAGTTAAACCGAGCATTGGAAAGTGAGTCTAAACCGATAAACGGAGTTGATGGATTATAAAGCATAAAGAATCTACGTGCCTACTAATGTTAGCAAGTGCAAAGAAGTGATTAATCTTTTCGTGTATTGCTAACATAGGCCGTGGAAGCCCTAAGAGTAGGACAACCGAACAACGAGGCGTCAAATTACCACGCCTACAACCTTTAAAAAGGGGAGACTTAGGGGGTTTAAAAAATAAATAGCGAGTATAAAAAATTATGAAAAAAGCTATATTAGATAAGATAAAAAAATCACTTTGTAATACATCTAATGCCAAAAACGGTATGAGTTGTTTACAAGATTATCGTGATCCATACTACATAATAGGTAAAACTTTTACGGAAACAGAACTTAATAAGTTAAGTGAGAAAGAATTGAATAGTTTGGTTAATTTTGCGGAAGTTGTAAATGAAGTTGTTTATTAGTTTTTTATGATTCCTTGCCAAAAAACAAAGCAATATGAGATCAAAACAAGACACAAACAGATCAATAGATAAAAAATGCAGGAACAAAGGAACCTGTGAAAAGTGCAAGGCAAACCGATTACTAATGGAAAGTAAAAGAAAAGAGCAATGAAAACAATATACCGGTTTCTGATAGGTTTAAAAGATCAAATACTATGGTATTACTACAAATCAATGGAAAACCATGATTGCGCATTAACCGATATAGAGGACTTTGAAGATTACCAAAGGAAAAACAATGGATAAAACACTAGAGAACTTCATGAAGGAATTTTTCCCTTATTCCGAATTCAAGAAAATAGGGATGTTCACAAAGGAAATGCAGGGAGACTATAAAGCGCAAGCAAAAAAGATATGCAGATACTTCGGGTTTAAAACAGTATATGAATACGGAGCAATAGAATGCAATGTTCACTTAAGCTACGCCGAAGGGAAAAGGCCGTTAATGGTCAATGAAGAAGGAAAACTAAAACATGAGCCGTTTATAACAAGAATAGAAAGCATTTACTAATAAAGAAAAAATGGAAGACGACGACAAAAAATACCTAAGACTAGAAGCCGTAAGCATGGCAATAGAACTAAGCAGCGAATACCAAAACGATCTCGACGCAATATTGCATGATGCAGACAGGATATTGGAGTATATAAACAGGAAAGGATAATACAATGGCAGCAATTAAAGGAAATAATTACTGGGAGTTCAGGAACAAGCACGGGCGAGACTTTAAGTTTACACCCGATTCCCTTTGGATAGAAGCTATTAGTTATTTTGAATGGATGAGCGATAAGGTTTGGAACAAAAAAGAAGCCATTAAAAGCGGTGAGCTTGCAGGCAAAACAATGGATGTTCCAACGGTTACTCCAATGAGCATAAATTCCTTCTGTATATTCGCAGATATAGACCGTACAACGCTCTTAAATTACGAAAGTAACAAAGACCCTTATAAAGATTTTTTCACAGTCACAACACGTATAAAGGAAATAATAGAATCAAACCAATTTGAAGGAGCCACGGTTGGCGTCTATAATCCAAACATAATAGCGCGTACTTTAGGGCTTAAAGAGAGCCTTGACCACACAACCAACGGTAAGGACGTTGTGAATGATAAGGTTGATTTAAGCCACTTAACCATTGATGAACTTAAACAATTACAGCAACTACAATCAAAGGTTAACAAGGATGCATGAATATTATAGACCCCAATTCCATACAGGCAGAAATATGCCGTAAATCCCTTTATGAATTTATAGTTTACTTCTGGGAAACCATCATCTCAGAAAAGATGGTTGATTCTTGGCACATCAGGGAACTTTGCGAACAGCTACAACCACATTTAGAGGACGCTATACACGGACGTCCAAAAAAATGTGATATAATAGTAAACATTTGCCCGGGCACAACTAAATCAACCATAATAAGCCAGATGGTGCCTAGTTGGTGCTGGGCGGTCAAGAACGATGTAATAATACTTACCTCAACAAACTCCGATAAGCTTACCGCAAAGAACGCAATGCGCTCAAAGGATATTATAACCAGCGCAAAGTATAAAGAACTTTTCCCTGAAATAGAGATACGCAAGGATGCCAGCGCAAAAACCTTCTACCAGAACACGGACGGGGGCGCAAGGTTTAGTTTTACCACCAAAGGCAGCAAGATCGGAAACCACGGGGACATTCTTATAGAAGACGATCCTACAACCGCAAAGCAGGCGAAAAGCAAAGTGGAAATGGAGGCCGCACTCGAGGGTTTTAAGGAGTTCCAAACCCGTAAGACCAACAAAAAAACAAGCCTTTACATACTGCTTATGCAGCGCTTAAGCCCTATTGACTACACAACAATAGCAATGGATCGTTTGAGCGGCATAAAGCATATCTGTTTACCGGCAGAACTAAGCGAAGTTGTTTCACCACCCGAACTTGGCGCAAAGTACATTGACGGACTTTTAGATCCCATTAGATTATCCCGTGACGTACTGGCAAAGGAAAAACACGCGCTAAACAATGAGGATGAGGGGACGAACGAGGGCGACTATTCCGCACAATTCTTACAGGAACCGCGCGCAAGTGAAGGACTGCTTTACGACCTAAAATATTATGATTCATTGAACAACCTATCGGGCGCAATATCATTGGGTGCTGCGGATATAGCGGACAAAGGAGACGACTATCTGGCCGCACCGTTTGCAATGTTGGTAGGTAAGAAAGTTTACGTTCACGATGCCTTGTACACCCAGGAGGGAAGCGAAACGAGCGCGGAACGCCTATCAATGCTATGTGAGCTATACGGTGTTATGAAAATGATATGTGAGAGCAACGGGATGGGGTCAACTTACGTATCTTTACTTAAATCAAAGGGCGCCAAAAACGTTAAAGGGGTTGTAAGCAAGGGCAATAAGGAAAACCGTATAATTACCTATGCTTGGCTTATAAACAAGTATTTTGTGTTTAAAAGCAGTGGTAGCCCTGAATATATGAAGTTCCTTAAAACGCTGCAAGGTTGGCTTAAAACGGGCAACAACGGGCATGATGACGCGCCCGATGGGATTACTATACTTGCAAGCTACCTATATGCCAATTACAGGCATTTGTTTAACGAATAATCTTG